GCTACTGGATTTGGAGTAACTGGACCAACAGGTATAATGGGTATAACAGGACTCACCGGTAAAACTGGACCCACTGGACATATCGGAGAAACTGGAAAAACAGGAATAACTGGAGCTACTGGACCTGCAGGAACATTTTCGGGGTTTTATAGCCAGGGAACATCTATCACATTAACATCAAATGTCGATAATTATGTATTATCGGATACGAATACGGCTTATGTGATTACAAGTGCAAGCACCGGTGCTTACAATATTTATGGTTTCGCGGGTGGTGCGGTGGGTCGTTATATTATCATTGTAAACGATTCTACCCATACTCAAACGTTTCATAATGAACAAAGTTCGTCTACTGATATTAATCGTTTCTATATGTCTGGACCAGATGGTGGAACTAGAAACGTTTCTGCCGGAGGATCAATTTCTTTTGTGTATTTATCCGGATTAACATTGAACGGAACGGTAGCTTCAACAAGTAGATGGGTTGTAGTAGCAACATCTTAGGTTTGATTTAGTTTTGTAATAATTTTAAAATATTACAAAATATTATTGGGCTATTTGATAAAAATAATCATCGTTGAATTTTACCGCGTTTTTAATTGATCGACTCATTTTTGCTGGAGACATTCCTTCACTTGACGCAGCTTTTGCGATTGTTTCCCACTTTCCCAAAAGAACATTCGTTTTTATTTCGCGTTTTTCAACGGATTTTCCGGTGGATGATGTGGTCTTATGTTTATATTCTTCCGATTTTAATGAAACGCCATAATAACCCTCATTTGATCCTTTATCCGTCCAAACGGTTGCCTTGATAACATATTCACAATCATTCAAATATTTTTTTAGATCCGCCATATCGTTTTCAGATACATCTTTGTTAACGCTCTTTTTCCATCTCTGATATTCTTCCAGTAATGTAGAATTCAACATTTTACCGCACGGTGAAAAATGACATACTTGAAATAAAAACGTTTCCGCGTCATTATCGGAATGTTTCTTCTTATAAGTCAAATCCTTCAGTTTCACTCCGATGTATCCATGAACCAGTTGATCTTTCGTTTGATTCGAAATCCTGGAGGGCTTGAATCGAGTATCCAAATAATTCTTTAATGCATGGAAGGTTTCCTTCTTAGGTTTGGTTTTGCTCCATATGCGGAATTGTCCCTCCATTACAGTGGAAGATTCTTCGACATCCGATCTCACAATACACATTGTATCAATAAATTCCGCGAATTTCTTGGTGTTTTCATCTTCGGGTAATAATATGTTTGAATATACCGATTGATCTTCTTTTCTCGCAAGTTCCAAGGCGGCTTTTTGTAAATTAATGGTTTCCTTGAGTTCATTTATTTCGAGGGTCTGTTTTGTAATGGTTTTCAAATAGTTATCGATTTGTTCTTGGAGTTCTTTATTTGCCATTAGAAAGTTATCATTCTCCTTCATGATTCGATTGAAATTGTCTATACTATATGTTTTTGAATGAATAATATCTTTGATGTATTTGGTTAGCTTTTCGATCGTAAAATTGGTTGCATCATAGGCTACAATTTCGGTCTTTGTTTTTTCGTTAATATTTATTGTGCGAATTTGTCGCTTTATTTTGGGGTAAGCTTTGATGAGATTTTCGATTTCCACCTTATTTTGGACTCGGAAGGCGGCTGTTAAAATGAAATTATCGTATTGTTTTCGATGATCTCTTACTCTTGTAGCGAGATCATTGGTATGTCCGAATTTGATGAGATTTTCTTTTGCATGATTGGTATTATCTATGGTTCCAAAATAGATACATTCCGTATTCAATGGGAATTGAGTTATTGTTGCTTGTTCAATCGCTCGTTGTTTTTCTTTTTTAAGTTTGGTTTTTTCTTGTTCCGTGGTATTCTTTATTTCCAAGATTACATTTTCTTTTTCTTCCAACTGGAGTCTTAATTCGTCAGTTTCTTCTTCTACGATTTGATGGAGGGTTTCTTCCATTTTCATGTAATACTCATGAATTTCCGATGCTTTTTTGGTTTGTGCTTTCAGACATAATGATTTGAAACATTTAATGGTTAGCATAATTATTTGCTTATTATGACCTCCCCATTTCTCTTCTTGTTTTACAATATTAGTTGGAGGTGAATCTATTTCAGAAACAGATTCTCCCATTTGAGAAGATATGTTTTTATAATCTATATCAAATTTGAATTGTTTTTCCAATAATCTTTTTGCATCTATTTTTTGAGTAAATCCCAACCACTTCCATATATTATCCAAATCAACTACAAAATCTATGTTTTTGTCATAGTTTAAATAACAATAAAAACTACTTACAAACAATTGTTGTTCAAAGCCGGTAAACGTTTCTTTGATTTTTAACAAAAATCTATTATTGTAAGGTTTTGAAAGTTTTGCGATGGGGTTTTTTTCAATAAGATCGACGATATTTAATTCGTTCATCTTATTATACTTTTTATATCAAATTTTTCTTTAAATACTTTTGGGCTTAATTGTTATATTTAAAAACAAGATTTTTAAAAAGAAGAATGATTATCGCTTTTATTTCTAACAAACGGTTAATCTTGCTTTGGGATATCCCAAAGCAAGATTTCTTACCATAATGCTAAGAACAAAATTTGAAAACATTTACATTTACCATTTCCCCGTCGTCTTCTTCACATTGATCGCCGGGCCACCCCTCTTTTTCCCTTTACTCGGATCATAAGCCTCATCTTCATCATCCGAACCCATTCCTTTCGATATATCCCAGAACTCTTTCGAACCCAACTTGAAATCGGGTCGCGTTTCGGCCTTGTACCAAAAGATTTGATCATATAATTTATTCGATTTCGCATTATTGTTTATGACCAAACATTCGAAATTTTCCGTGGTTTGATCCATTACCGAGCTAAATGACTCGAGAGTCGGAAACATGGATGCATAATTCTCCCAAATGCGTTTCCGATTTGTCAGGTAAGGTTCTCGTAAAATAAAAACATAATCTATGTTGGTTCTCAGGTTGGGAGGAATGCCCAAAGGATATTGCATTGTGATGATAAGCATGATCTTCCAGTGACGACCGTTCATAAATAAAAGTCGCATCATTTTATCGCGAGTCCATGTTTGGTCATACAGACAATCATCTAAAATCACGAAAGCTCGAGGATCGATTGTTGTCCGCCGGTAAGACTCGATCTCTTTATTCATCTGTTTTAACACGACTTTCTGACGTCTCAAAACGTTTTCGATCAAAACCGTATTATATTCCTCATGAATGAAGAGTTTAGGAACATGGGATGCATAAAAACCGTTTCCGGCTTCTGTCCCTGAAATGACGGTTCCGATGGGGATATCTTGGTGATGGTATAGGAGGTCACGAACTAAGAAAGACTTACCTGTATCACGGCGTCCAATCATGACAATAACAGGGCCTTTGTTTTCATCGGGCTTAAATGTGATCCATCTCATATCGAATTTCTTTAGCTCGAGTGTCATTTTATGAAATGTATTAGGGTATTGGAATATTTTTTTTCTTAGACATAAACACACTAAAAGCAGTGAACTAAAGTTTTCCGAATCAGATTCTATGATTCCAGTCTTAAGATACCTCTTATTCAATTAAGACAAAAGGAGGGGGTGCGGGGTCTGGAATCAGCGAAGCTGATTCTGATGACCTTGGTTCCCCTGCAAAGGAGGGATCGAAAGGCTTGAATTCGCGAAGCGAATTCTGAAGACCTTGGTTCCCTTTCTTCGGCAAAAATAGTGTTTTTTATTCTGAATTACCTTATAATCTATGTCTCCTAAACCATCGAAAACCAAGACATCGGAAAAACCGTTTCAAATTCATTATTGTAAATATAGTACGACTGATCCAAAAGTTCCTAGACCGATCGATTTAGAGAATCTAAAATCAACAGTTGAAGTGGATCCCAAAAATTCATACAATCCCTTCGATATTTCCAAGATCCAGCTTTATAATCCCATCAATAAACTCTTTTTCGAAATGAAAGAGTCGATGGCCGATCGTGTCGGATTGAATCATCCTTATCATATGACCGATTTAGAGCATGTTTTCGACGTTTCAAATCAAAAAGTTGTAGAAAAGCCCGTTTTCATCAAATATTCACCTCTCTTGGACCCCGTGAGATATATGATCGGAAAATATGAATCGAATCGTCATCTTTTGAATGAATTGCCTACTATAGGATCAACCGACCTAACATGTATACCCAAAATCGCATCTTATAATAATGCCTCTTATATCGACTGTTTTTTCAGCTATTTGACATCAAGCCTGTTACATCACCATGGATTTTTACATGGTCTCGATTTTTATGGTACCTATTTAGGCATTCAAAAACAGTTTCGATTTTGTGCTACAGATGATATCGATTATTTAAGGAATTCCGATTTTTTTAATGATAATGTGGGTAAACATTTTTATATTGAAACTCCGGATCAAGATGGGGAAAATGGATTGGATGACGAATTCGCGAATATTTTAGGATCTAGAGCAAACCGTAATCGTCTGAATTTTGCGAGTGCGAAAAATTTGACTATAAATTCGATGATCGTTTTGGAAACAGAGGAATTACCAAAAAATGATCTGTTAGAAGAAGGTTTGGAAGAAGTCTATCAAAATGAGAATGTGGGCAATGATAGTGATGACGAATTAAATGACGAAACATCTAGTGACAGTGAAGAAAATTATAGTACAAGTAGTGAGAACGAGGATAAAGAACACTGGGAAACCGACGATGAAGATGAAGACAAGAATGAGGAATCAATTTCCGGCTTATCCGATGAAGATGATGAAATTTTCGGATATATTCATGATTTCCCCGTTCAAATGATATGCTTGGAAAAATGCGAGGGAACTCTTGATGAACTTTTCGTAAAGAATCAAGTGGATTTGAAATTAGGTGCATCCGCTTTTTTCCAAGTCATTATGTCTCTTTTGGCATATCAAAAAGCATTCAAACTCACACATAACGACTTACATACGAATAATATTATGTGGATAAAGACGGATCTCGAGTTTTTGACTTACCGGTTCGCGGGAAAAGTGTACAAAGTTCCGACCTATGGTAAGCTTTTCAAATTGATTGATTTCGGTCGTGCGATATATAGGTTCCAAGATAAACAATTTTGTAGTGATAGTTTTGCTACGGGTGGAGATGCGGCAACGCAGTACAATTTCGAGCCGTTTTTCAATCATAACAAGCCAAGATTGGAACCGAACTATAGTTTCGACTTATGCCGCTTAGGTTCTTCGATTTTTGATTTTATTATGGATGTGGATACACCTTTTTCCAAGATGAATGAATTACAAAAGACGGTGAATCGTTGGTGTTTGGATGATAATAAGAAGAATGTGTTGTATAAAAAAAATGGGGAGGAACGATATCCCAATTTTAAATTATATAAGATGATTGCCCGGACGGTACACGATCATACACCTGAAGCACAGTTAGAATTTTCGTTTTTTAAGCAGTTTCTAACGAAGAATAATAATGGAGAAAAAGTCTTGATGGATTTGGATGAATTACCGAATTACTAAAATTGATTCGCCATTGTTATGAAATGTTGACGTTAAACAAAATGATCTATAAAAATGACGGCATGTGTCGTGGTTCCGTCGCATATTAGTAACATAAATCGCACAAAATTATTACTGGAATGTTTGCGATCACTTTTAAATCAAACAATAAAAATACCAATCTATTTGTCAATGTCATTTGAAACTGAACTAGATAAAATCTTATTTGGTAAATGCATTGAAAAGAATAATTTGTTAAACAATGAACTATTGCACATTGTTTATCAATACAAACGAACTTGTCAATTTAGACACATAGAAATGATGGTTAATAATATAAAAAATTTATACAAATTTGTTATGTTTTGTGATGATGATGATACCTATGAAATTGACCGTGTAGAAAAATTTATGATTATGATTCAAGATGGATATATGAATTGTCCAAAAGATAAAATATTTGTGGGTGTTTATGAACGATATTCGGGAAAGGATCATTCTTCATCGTTTCATGAATATTGGGCATATGGTGTAAAGATAGAGTTTATTCTAAATTTTATGAATATTTTAAAAATAAATAATTATGGCTATATATTTGATAATAAATTTTGTGATGTATTGTTTGCAACGTATTTACGAGCTTTAGACTATCGACATTTCTTTGTTTCTATAAATGAAAAGTTATACAATTACAATAGGAATGAATATAGCATAACGGGAACAATTTCAAAAAATAACAAACTAGTAAAAAAACATGTTCCAATAGTAACAAACAACTTTGAAGCGTTTATAAGAGATTTAAATGAAACTCTCGAACAGAAAATGGAAACCATTCGAAATAACATTTTCATAGAACATTCAATGAGAGGACGATCATTACATGATATAATGAAGCGTTTTATGCGAGAAAACTATATTTACATAAACAAAATAGACAAAACTATATTATCAAAAATTGAATTTGAATATGATAAGGTGAAACATTTATGTGATCTTTTATATCAACATAAGTTTACATAGATTAGGGGGGAACTCCTGGTCTTCAGAATCAGCTTCGCTGATTCCAGCCCCTATGACCCCCTCCCGTAATTCGATTATTTTAATTCCTTACCATTTTGCCTAACGTGGTTCTCTAATGAAAAATGCATGTATTTTCCTGGGTTCCCGGTGGATAGTGCTGGAACCAAGGTTCCCTTTCTAACCCTAATGTATAGGCAATGTGTTGGAATCAAGAAGTATCATTAAATACTTTTTTATTCAGTGGATTCGTATTGGGTCTTGTTATTTATAACAATGCCTATACACAATATAAAATCAGATCTCTCAATAATATTTGGGTTTATTT